GTCCCTACTAAGGATTCATATAGGTTTATGAGGGTTAAGATAGCTGGTGGTGATAAAAGTCTTATGATATGGAACGATGACCTCAAAGAAGGAAGAGCAAGATTACCCCTCGCTGCTATAAGCCGCGAAAGCTGGGCATTTAACCCAGAAAAGTTTAGTCCTAACTACCTACCCATGACCACAAGGTTTGTTAGTCGCCGGGGCGACCTTGCCGCTCAGATCTATAGACCGTCGCCATGGTTGGTGGATTATAAGATAATAATATGGACTGAGCGAAAGCGTGATGCAGAGTATATCCTCTACCAAACATTATCTAGATTTAATCCATTGGCAGAATTCAAGATGTATGATGGCAAGATCCAAGGAAATATACAGTTAAGATATGGCGGATCCAATGATGCGAGTGATAAAGAAACAGGATATGATCAACACGCAAAAGTAAGATATGAGATCAGTTGTACTGCAGAAGCTTGGCTACCATTACCAGAAAAGATAGTCAAGACGGTTTTGGGGCGGGCTGTTAATCTGCAGGAGATGGCTGGGAAGGTGCTTTTGAGTAGCAGATCACAGTCGACAGGTGCCCCCGGAGGGCAAATGTGGACAGACCGCTAAAACGTTCAGATCCTAAGGAGAGATAATCAAATGGTTAAGGCTAGCAAGTCACATGTCATTCGCGTTTACAACAACAGCAATCAGTTGATTCAACTGCAAATGAAACCGCCTGGTGGTGATTTTTTCACCAACGAATCACAGGTCAGAATACTGCCAGGCAAAGAGGTGCTGTTGCCCAAGTCTCATTGCAGACAGGATCAATTAGATAACCTGTCAAAGAAGGGATTCATTAAGATAATGTACGACAGCGAGGTTGTGGCCGATAGACAGGAAGCTGCGATGCACGGGAATTGATAACGTCAAAAATAAGTTAAGAAACCACACAAAAGGTGCTGGAGTAAGAAAAGATGGCAGTATACTTAAGTCCAGGTGTCTTTCCTCGTGAGATAGACCTGAGTGTTCTTCCTACAGCCATCGGACCACTTCGGCCCGCATTCATAGGCACAGCTAAGAAGGGACCCCTGAATGAGCCCCGCCTGATTACCAATGCTACTCAGGCATTAGAGACATTTGGCGAGCCCTTTACAGAGAGCTACTTGATGTATGCCGTTCTGGCGTACCTCGAGGAAGGTAATGCTGCCTATGTAATGAGAGTGGGTGTAGAGAGGGAAGAAGGACAACCGCCAGAGCTATCCGACGTATGCATCGACACATCAGGTGGGAGAGTACAGGGTTGGGGTCGAATCCCGTTGTTTACTGGGATAGATTATGGACGAATCAATCTTCGCAAGGTAGGCGATGGGACAGACAACGCACAGCCATTAGTGTTCCATGATGCTTCGGTGTCTGCAGTTCTTTACAATGACGTTGACCTGTCAAGCACCAACGGTCCTACATCAGCGAGCGGTGTTGTCACCGGAACCTACACCGGTGAAGTAGATGACTCTTGGGTCATGGTTATTACTGGTGCTCCTGATTTGTCAGCTGCTGAGCCAATCGTAGGTGCTACCTATGAGATAGTTAGAAACAGTGATGGGGTGACCGTAGCTCAGGGTGTCCTTGATGACAGCAATCATGATGGCACGTCAGACCCAATCTCGATTGGGAGCGGCCTGTCGGTAACGGTTTCAGTAGCATCTGGTGAATTGGATACCAACGACACTTTTACATGGAGTGCCGAACCGGATAATAGAGAGTTTGATGTGTCAGTGGAAGGTGCCATGCCCAACACTTACACAATGCCCGCAACCACCTACCAAACCGTGGAGGCGTTTGTACTAGCTGCCAATGCTCTGCTGGCAGGTGAGGATTATCTTTTCATCGAGTACACACTAGATGATGGTGAGACGGTAGTCCCTCAAATTCGATCGACTATCGCTGGGGAAAGAATCCAGCTGACGGGTTCATCTGCATTTAGTTCAGAGGTAGGGACTCAGCAGTACGCTTGGGACATACCTCGTGCCTATCTGCTAGGATTAGATTCAGGCCCTCATAATATCACGACTCAGAATAACAGAGTCAAAGTGAACATGGTGGGCGAAGCCAGCACCACAGAAGTAGTGTTTAATCTGCCAGCAGGTTTAGGACAGTCCACAGAGTCCATAGCTAATGTTGTGGACGCAGCTGGGATAGTTGCTGGTGAAGTACTGTGGAATGCTTACGCCTTAACCGTGCCTGGTGGAGAGACCCACCTGGTCATTGAGGCGTCGGCCGGTAGACAGTATAACACCATTCAGCTCAAGGCAGATTACTCTAATCTGCGTACTCTCCGATTTGCTGAGGAAGTTAACATTCCCTTCCCATACCGGAAGTCGTATAGAGGCTACCGGGATGGTAGGGTATCGCTGCCAGAGGCAGGCGAGAATGATCCGGCAGTACCTCTTTCATGTGAGACTAATCCGCTGTCTTCGGACTGTGCCGCAGATTCGTCATATTTCTCCAATGTGGTGGGGTGGCTGGTAGCACCTACACCAGGCACATGGGTAGACGGGTACAGTGCCTCTCTTGACGTTTTCACTGATGGTGTGGGTGATACTGCCGGCAGATACACACTCACCATTAATGATCGCAACAGACAGCCATTGGAAGTGGTCAGAGATGTAACATTTGACAAGCGAACCAGTCGTTATATTGGGAATGTGCTAAATCCAGGGACTAGTCTTGGTGGTACTAATGGCAATTCCTTGGTTAATTGGGAGGAAAGGCCGGCGTTCCTAGCTAATGATGTTAATATTCCTGCATTGTTTGAGGTCAGGCTACCATCGACCTTTAATGGCCGTAAGTTCGTTGGTCAGGCAGACGGGATTCCTAAGGACCCGGCATTCTCTTCAGAGCTAGATGCCGCTGTGATTGGTAATCCGGCATTAGCTACCGGAATCTATGCTTTCCAGAACCCAGAGGCAATAGATATCAACCTGTTGCTTACCCCAGGGTTCTCCACTGGTGCTGTGATAGGCACAGCTCTTCAGATGTGTGAAAGCCGCGGTGATGTGCTGTACGTTGTGGACCCACCATTTGGTCTTAGACCGCAGCAGGCGGTTGATTGGCATAATGGTATGCTATTATCAGATCTAAAGGCTGCTGTGAATAGCAGTTACGGGGCCTTGTATTGGTCGTGGGTGAGGTACTTCGATCAGTTCTCTTCTGAGGAGATATGGATCCCACCAAGCGGCCATGTTTCTGCTGTGTTCAGCCGTACGGCTCGAGAGAACGAACAGTGGTTCGCTCCTGCTGGTATGAGACGTGGTAGACTCCTGACTGCTCTAGATGTCGAGTACTCACCGACTCAGGGCGAGAGAGACTTGCTGTACGGGTCGGGCAATGCGGTTAATCCAATCGTAAAGTACCCGCAAGATGGTATCACCGTGATGGGTCAGAGGACCCTTTCGAGAACTGATTCCGCGCTCGATAAGGTGAACGTCAGAATGCTTCTTATCTTCATTAAGAAGAACCTGACCAGATTGCTTCGCAATTTCATCTTCGAGCCGAATGATAGGATTTTGTGGCGGCAGGTGTTGGCCACTGTGGATCCTTTCTTGGGTGACATTCAGTCTCGTCGAGGATTGACTGCGTACAAGGTGATCGTTGATGATACGAATAACACTCCAGAGCGGATTGACCGCGGAGAGCTTTGGGTTTCGGTGTTCTTGAAGCCAACAAAATCAGTCGAATTTGTCGTGCTCAACCTTGTAGTTCTTCGCACTGGTGCGAGCTTCTCGGCTGAAGAGGTCTTGGCAGCTGGCGGCATTGTCACTGGGGCGACTGCTGAGTAACAAGGGGAGAGAACATGCCAGGTTTTAATATAAATGGTAGTGGTGGTCAGACGTCTAACTCGCCTGCCCACACCGTTGAGGTCAGACGTAAACATCGTTGGTTCTTTGAGACGTTGGGCCGGGGCACTGGCGTATGGTCTCAATCAGAGCTGTTGATGCTTCAGTCTGCCTCTCGGCCAAGCTTCAAGTTTGATGAACCAGAGATGCATCACAACCAAGAGGTTGCGAGATTCGCTGGCAAGCAGAGTTGGGAGCCTGTCACACTCAAGTGGTATGATGGTGAACAGAACCCCGATATTTCAAAAGGTATTTATCACTGGTTAGAGACAGTGGTAAACATGGAATCTATCCAAGTAGCTCATCCGAGTAACTACAAGAGGTCAGCATCATTGGTGGTATCAGATGGTACTGGTCAGGCCAATGAGCGTTGGTCAATGTATGGAACCTGGCCTGCAGCCATCAATTGGCAGGAGTTGGATTACTCCGCTACTGAATTGCTGACCTGCGAGGCTACACTGAGATATGACCGAGCTGTCAGACAGTGCGTACAGTCGCCAGGGCCCAGAACGATATCCCCAAGCTGCCCGTGAGCTTAGCAAGTCCATCACCCTGCAGAGAGAAAGGCCCCGCATTATGCTGGGCCTTTTTCATAGGTGAACAATGCCTGGATTTAATATTAACACAGAAGCAGGTTGTCCAAATGCTGATACTAAATTGAGGAATGCACCGGTCTATTTAGGACCATCGGCGAGTGTAGAGATAGCCCGTAGTCATAGATATAAATTGGAGATATTGGACCCTTTTGGTGATGCTCAAGACTCAGGGATACTCCTATTTTTGGAAAAATGTGATAGACCCAAGCCCGAAGTAGATGAGATAACAATACACAGTGGGCAGGATGAAATATACAGACCGGGTAAGAACCGGTGGAATCCGATAGAATTTACTTTTTATGAGAGGTTAACCGGTACTCCGTCTGAAGATGGAGGTACGCTCATCAATTCAGCTGCAGATAGAATATATAGATGGTGGGCAACGTCAATGATAGATCTTAATAATTCTTCGCACCGACCAGTCAGGGAATATTACAAGAGAGCTGAGTTATCGATGAAGGATGGTTATGGTAACGATGTATGGACATATTACTTATATGATTGCTGGCCACTAAAGGTCACGCCAAGTACTTTAGACTATACGAGCAGCGAACTAGCCAAGATAACAGTAACATTGCGATATAATAAGGCTCAGGAGCGTGCTAACTCGTCCAGCATATGAGGTTTAATAATGCCAGGCTTTAGGGTAAATGGATATTCTGGCACATTTGGTGGTGCTGAAAAGTCAGCTACCACAGCAGGCCCTCCGGCCACTCGAGAATACTATTATTCTTATACATGGCAGATAGTCGAATTGGTCGGGAATTTTGAATATCTCATGATTACATCTGTCAAGGATGTGACACTACCTACATTTACCGTTGCTACAGAGAACGTCCAAGGAGCTAGCTTGGATTATAAATATGCCAAGAGCGTATCGTATGACGATGTAAAAGTTACTTTCTATGATACTGAGGGCCTACTGCCGATATTAAAAGCATGGAAAGAGTCGGTGTGGACCCCAGATCAAGGGCTGAAGGTGGCTAATGAATACAAAAAGACGTCAAAGATTAATGCCTTCACGCCTCAATGGGATAAGGATACTACTCAAAGTTTTACATTAATTGGCTCTTGGCCTTCGCTAATAAGGCACGGTGAATTAACATATACTAATAGTGATGTAAAAGTAGTGCAAGTTACTATTACATATGACTGGGCTGAGGAAGAGTGACATGTTTTCTAATCAGAGTTAGACAGTATATAGAGCGGAACGATTAATACACATTGAGGGTTTTATGACAGAGACACCTGACGGCGTACGTCCTGACGGATTTAGCGAGGAGCAGGTTAATATAGGCCCTGCTTCGAGTCGCGCTTACGCTCAACCAACCGTTGTTCAAGATGATGCCACAAAGAACCATATGGAGCAGCATGTCGCAGATCTCCGGGGGATGGTTTCTCCCGGTGATAATGCGGACGAATTTCTAGACAAAATATTACAGACGCCTCCCGACCAATTGATTCCTTGGGAGAACTGCTATCTGCCAAGCCGTGGTCTTTATTATGACGGTGATTGGGATAACGGACTGGTTAAAGTCCGAGCTATGGGCACAACGGCGGAGAAGATATTAGCCACTCAAAGGCTAGCTAAATCAGGTCAGTCTATCGACATGCTCTTTACTGAGTGTTGCCAATTCCCAGATGGATTCGATCCGATTAATCTTCTCCTTGGCGACAGAGTTTTTCTACTTTACTTTATCCGTGGTATAACCCACGGAAATATTTATGAGTTCGCCTTTACCTGCCCCAATGAAGAGTGTCAGAAGGTATCCACACACGCTTATGACCTGAATGAGTTGGCCGATACCATTACTTGGGCTGACCAATCATTGGGCAATGAACCATTTAGGGTCAATCTGCCTTACTTGAGCAAAGCTACTGGCCGCGATGTTTGGGTAGGGGTGCGATATTTAAGAGCTTACGATGCTAACGATATTCTGGCCAAGAGAAAGGTCAAGGATAAGGCCAAGGTTAGACCAGGTAATTCGGTGAGAACCAGAACTCGGGCTGGTCAACGTGCTGCTAACTTGACCAGAAGCCAAGTGCAGAGCGGAGAATTAGACGAGGCTCTGACCGACAACCTCGAGAAGGTTATAGTTAGTGTAATGGGGTCTGATGACCCATTCAAGATCCGTCAGTTTGTAAGCCAAATGCACGCACAGGACACAGCGACAGTAAGAGAATGGTTGAGAGAGCGTACTCCTGGTATCGATAACACAGTTATAGTCGGGTGCCCCGAGTGTAACGCAGACCATACGGTGGAGCTTCCGATTACGGAGGCATTTTTTCGTCCGTCAAAGCGTTGAGGAATACGAAAAGCAGTGGCGGGCTTTAATGGAACAACAGTTCCAGTTAAAGCACTATGGTAAATTGAGCCTTTTCGAACAGAGCCAAATGCCCGCAGAAGAGCGAGCATGGTGGATGAAGAGGCTGGATAGAGAATTTAAGGAGCAAAAGGAGA